ACATCTAACTTAAATCCTGCATCGGTTGTAGTGTTAATTAAGAAGTTACCGGTAGAAGCCAACAACATTTTATCTGCATTATTTATTCTAAAATTAATGGTACCAGAACTTGTAGTATTAAAATAAGTTGAAGTACCATCTGACCATAAAGAATAAGTTGATGTAGTAAATGTATTTTTATTAAGCCATAACCCTGTACCGCCTGCAAATTGTTGGCCTAAATATGACTTGCCTAAATCAAAATTTATATTATTCCTAAATGTAGCTAAACCGGTAGCTGAAAACGTTGCAGGAGTAATTGAATTAGTTATATTTCTAATATCAAAATCTCCACTTGATAAACTTCTAATTTTCCAATGTCTACCGCTTGTATTATTTAGTGATACAGCAAGTTCTTTACCTGTGGTTGATGTGTTAAATTTAGCCGCTATTTGTTCAGTTGCTATTTCTTCGGCACCTCCAAAACTTAATATACCATAAGATGTAGTGTTATTGGTTAATCTTATGTTAGCATTTGTTACTCCCGTAAACGAACCATTTGTAAAAGTAGGTTGTATATCCACACCTACAAGCACATCATTATTTGCAGCAGCTACCAAAGTATTATTAAAATAATTACCCCTTGCAATAGCACTTGAAGCAGTAACCGAACCTACTGAGTGTATAATTGAGCTTGGTGTACTTGTACCTATCCCTAGTCTATTATTTGTGTTATCCCAAAACAAGTTAGCACTCTGCTGTAGCACGTTGCCTGTGCCTTGGAATAATACCCTACCAACCGTACCTGAAGTGATAGCTGTTGTTCCTACAGTCAACCCACTACCACCTACAGTCAAATCTCCACTACCTAGAACAGATGATCCGTTAATGGTCTTAATATTAGTGCCTGATACTAATGTATCCTGCTTACCATTCCTTCCCTGAGTAACAGCTTCGCCGAATAGCTCAGCCATCTCATCAGGATTATACGGATATTTATTAGGTTTAATCACTATTTGTTATTACTTAAGTAGGTTAGTAATTTCTTTATATTCGTTTGTTTTGGCTTTCTTACAGCACCCATCCTATATTATAATTATTAGTATCCGGATACATATCCCCATTACTATTCTGATTATACTCTGGGAATAGGTTATTATTAAAGCACAGATAATCTATCATCCTTTCAGTATAGTGCTGTGCTATTTGTCTCTGCTTATCTATTAGCATATCTAGTTCAGCTTTCTCAATGTTAACAGCATTCTCTGAGGTATGCTTGAATATACCCTTGTTAGCTATTGTATACGCTGAGAATGGCAGGTATTCTACCATAGCCCAATGTATCAAACATGGCTTAACATAGGTATTCAATAGTATTCTATAGTTGGTAGTGATACTATCAGCAGTAACCTCAATAGTACCTCCTGTACCTGGGCTGCTTACTGTCAGTATATCACCTACTTTATATCCTGTACCCGGAGTAGATATAGTAAATGTTAATATAGCACCACCGGATGTACCTGTAATGTTAATAATACATCCACTCCCTGAGCCCCCTGTAGTATTATGAAATCCACTAGAGTATCCTGTACCTCCTGTAATTAATGATGCAGCAGTAACATTCCCTGCATTAGTTAGGATATCAGTTTTAAGTTTGTTAAATAACCTTGTACCTAAGTAATTCTGCATATGGATATCCTGTGCTACCTTTATCCACTGAATGAAGTTATCAGTATCTACGTTACCATTGGTAGCAGTGAACTTTACTAGGTCCTGTCTTGTAATAAATAGTGCCTCCATTATCCTTTATAGTTTGGGTGATGTCCATTATTCGGCATATCAATAGGCGGAGTATTAGCATCTCCTGAGCCTGCAGGATTCGGCATATAGCTCTTAGGTATAGATGCTACCTGCTCAGATGAACTCAATGCCTTATCAGGCCGATATGTACCATCAGTATTCTTCTTTAATCTATAGAGCTGCTCAGTCCAGAAATGTCCACAATTTACCCCTCCTTTGAACTTGAATAAATCATATGGCTCTCCTTTGTGGCCTAACTGCTCATTAACTCCTGATCTACTAGCAGCATCTATATCCTCTAATCTGTACACTACTCCGTTTCCTGTACGTCTCATCATTTGTTTACAGAACTCTCTGCTGTTTCCTTTGTTGTATCTTTCAGAGTATCTGTAACGTACCTTATATACACTCTTATCTAGGTAGCTAAATCCGTTAGGGTTGCTCTTAATGAATGAACTTAACTTCTCTAGGATAGTTTCCTTAGGCTTAATCATTCGAGTAGCCCACTCTTCTGTAGTATCATTCTTATCTGAATACTCTCTCTCATCTACTAGCTCCCATTCATCATCATTATTCTGCTCTCCTTCCAGGATATCTAGTACCTCATTCAATACCTCATCAGATACATCCTCTTTCTTTAGAGCTATGGGAGTAGGTTTTAATCCTACTAATGCTCTAATCTCATCAGCAGTCATTGATTCTAGTACCTTGTTAGCTACTAATGGGCTCATCACATTGATAGCATCAGTAACTTTTGTAGCCTCATCTGTGGTAGTTAGATCACCCTGTGCATCTAATGGGTTTAATGTTTCAAAATATAGCTTTAATGAGATGTTATTATAGGCTAATATCTTATCAAATGCATCTAGCATTACCTCCTGTAGCGGAGTAATCACCATGTTATTGAATAATATAGCACTATTTTTTAGCTCATCTGCATTAGCAGAGAAGCCTGTAGTGGTAGCTATCCCGAATAATAGCGGAGATGTTACGTTATGTCCTATGAGAATCTTTCTAACGCACTCCTCAGATAAGTATTTATACAGTTCAGGAGCCTGCTCTACAGGCATATTCTCTATAGTTGCGGCAGTTTCTTTAGATGTGTTGAATGATACCACTAACTTATCACCCTGTGGGCCTGTTAGCTTGTTCATGATATCACTCTTAATCATCTGCTGCTGCTCCTCAGATGGCACCCCATTATTGAAGTTCAGTATAGTAGATGGTGAAAAGTTACTCTTCACCAGGTTAATCATGTAATCAGATGTCTGTTCCTCAAGTACTGTATATGGAAGTGCCCCCTGATAATCAGGATATGCATAGTACTTCATCCCTACAGAATATGGCTTAACGAACATGATCTCTATCTCATCCTTAGATGTACCGAATGCGGCATATCTTTCAGGAGTATATTTCTTAACTTCTGCCCAGTTATCTGAGTAGTAGTATCCCATTATCTCTCCATCCTCATTACATTTCTCAGCTCTTAATAAATGCACTGGGATATGATGAGCCTTAGCTATCTTTTTGTGGTCCTTTGTGTAGAGTACCTGGATAGCAAATTGGCCTAACATCTTAAAGTCAAGAGCCATCTTCCGGATATCATCCTTCTCTAGCATTGACATCATTTGGGCATACTCATTCGGCTTATTCTTAGCATCTAATGCTTTGAGCCCCTTCCCATAAATTAACCGGGAGATGTTATTAATTACTGCTGAATTAGTGGTAGAATTGATATACCTATCCAGTAACCACTGGAAGTGCATATTATCCTCACCATATTCTACCCAGTCATTCTTTTTACTCTCCTTAATTACAGGAGCCTCATAGGCTGCTAGGTTAATTACATGAATGTTATCCATATTAGTACATTAAAAATTCATTATCATTAGGCACGCTAAATGATTTGTATCTATTTTGATTAGGAGTATAATCTGCAGGTACCTGATCAGTACAGAATATCCTATCTCTATATAACTCCACATCATTACTATCAAATATCACTAACCTATAATAGTGCCCCTCCTCTAAATCAAAAGTACCTCCTATCTCTAAAAAGTATTGTAAAGGTATATTACTAGATACATTAACATTAACATCTATATTAGTAGATTCATCAGTTAATATCATATAGTCAGGAGTACCCCCTGCTCTAAGTATGCATCTAACAGTTTGTGCAGTTTTGATTGTAGTTAGAACTATCATATTATTATAACTCACATTCTTAAAATATGTTTCTAAAAAGAAAAGCCCCACCATATAGGCAGGGCTCTTCACGCTATGTAGGATTAGTTATTAGGTAGTAACTAATTGAGGTGATCCTAACAAAGTCAATAAATCAGATTCAGATGCACAGTCTAAGAAATTGGCTGGCTTCTCCTCCATGGCTTCAAAAGTAATTTTGTAACCATTGAAATCACCATAGGCCACTCCGCTTTCAATAGATCCTGCAGTTGCATCACATCCTCTGTATAGACCAGCTAAAAAGAATTGGTTACCATTAGTACGTACAATTACGTGAGGTCTACCATAAGCTAAAATCTTGAACTGCTTGTGAAAAACTGGATCTTGTCTTTTTAACTCAGCAGTAATAGTCTGAGTAAAGAAAGTAGTACCATTATCACGAGATGTGTTCATTGTAGTGTTAAATCCGTTGTTACCTTTAAGCTCATACTTATATACGAAAGCAGTTGCTGCAGGAGCAATAGGGTTAACACTGATAGCAGTAATTTGATCCTCAAAACCTACAGTAGTATCATAGGTTACATCACCACCTAATGCAGATGGATCCGGATCAAAGCTGCCAAAGTTTACTAGGTATAGAGCTTGGATACCAGAGATGCTATCCTTACACTGCTCAAGTCTACCATTTGCGACTAAACATGACATATTTTTATTGTTTTAAATAGGGGAGCAGTTACCCACTCCCCATGATTATTAATTATTAGTTAGCAGCGTTAACAATACCGTAAGTAACGATATCTTCAACTATACCATACTGAGCACCACCAGCCATACGCATGATAACACGTACATTTTGTGATCCATCAATATCACTCATATCGATAACTTTAACCTCATTCAAATCAGAAAGTACAGAAGTACCGAAGAATAGGTTATCAGTAGTAGTAGCGATAGCAGTGTTAGCAGCTAATCCCGGAGCCCAGAATATCTCTACTCCATCAATGCTCAAAGATCCGTTATTATACCACTGAGTAGATTGATTATTAACACCAGTTCCTGGAGCTACGTTACCTGCAGTACCAGATAATGTAGAGAATCCACCTAATGCACGTACATACGCTTTAGCGATGTTAGTAGATACATAGATTCTTAAGTTAGGGTTACCATAAAGAGTAGCAGGAATTGCATCAACGATTTTACCTAACTCAGTGATAACGTTCAAAGCAGTAACAGTAGTTCCAGTTACCTCTTGAGCAGCAGGTAAAGCAGCATCTAATGCTACCAAAGTAGAGATACCATCAAAAGATCCATTACCAGCAGTTGTTCCTGTCCAGAATGCAGTCTCTACGTTAGCAGCTACTTTATCAGATACGTGAGCGATAACGAAATCAGCGAAAGATTTAGGTAAAGTTTTGAAAGAAGAGAATCCCATCTCAGCAGCTTGCCATGTAGAGAAGAAATCTTTTTTACATAACTCTAGATTCACCTGTAAATCTTTAGTAGTTAAAACTTTCTCAGTTAATGTAACAGTAGATACATCAGAGAATGAACAAGTAGAGTTTTTCAAGATAGCATCTGTAGCTACCTTTTGAATAACTTGTTTGAAGTGTACGTTTGGAAGTACAGTTACTCCACCATTCTCAATGGTAGGAGCAGAAAGTAGAGCAGCAGATACATATTTCCCTGCGAACTCACCAGCATAAGTAGTTGTAATTGAAGTTGCCATTTTTTTTTATTTTTATTTTAGTTAGCCAATTTATTTAGGATTCTATCCATAGTAGTTTCCTTTCTATTTGCACCAAATGTGAACTGTGGTGCAGCAGTTTGTTTTTCAGGGTTATGAGAGATAGGCTTAGCCGCAGCCTCTTCTACTACAGGTGCCTCTTCTACTACAGGCTGCTCAGATAGTTGTGCTTTCAAGCTCTCATTTTCTGCTTTTAACTCCTCAATTTTAGAGAATAACATCTCCTCAATTTGGGATTTAATTACTTTCTTAGGTTGTGCAGGAGTTGCCTCCTCAGACATTTGATCCTCCATCATTGGCTCCTCTGCTGCAGGCTCTTCTGCTACAGGTGCCTCCTCTTCTACCTCAGGTGCCTCCTCCTCTTTCATCTTAATCTCAGCGATAACTCCCTCAGTAGCTACTACTAGGATTCTCTCATCCTCTAGCTCATACTCACCTACCGGTAGAGCAATACGCTGCTCATCCTCAGTAACAATAAATACTTCCATACCCGGCTCAAATGCATCAGCCTCTAGTACAGTTACTCCATCCATTAACTTCATGGATGCTAGCTCTACCTTCTCCATCCCGAGAAGTGCAGAGATACGTGATAAAATAGATTCTTTCATATTTTTTTATATATAACTCATTAATTATTTAGTTGTTCCATTTTAGTTAATCTGCCGCACCTGTATTATCTGAGTAATGTTACCCGGATTCTCAGTATTGATATCACCTATCCCCTGTGCAGGTAGTGTGCCATCACAGCATTTAGCATTATAGGTGCCATCCTTACATAGGCACCCTCTTTTACCACCCTTAGGTGAGCTCTTTGATTCTTTACGTTTCATTTTCCTTGTCCTTTATATAGTTTAACATAGTTCTTTGCCATCTTACTCCTAGATGCTTTGCATTTAGAGTGAATACCTGGTCTCTTTCTCTTAGGCTTTCTCACGAATGAGATACCTGTGGTAGCTTTAATCTTCGCCATTTTTTTTTATTTTAGATTCTGCCCATGATAGTGCTGCCTTCCCTCCCCATAATAGGTAGGATATATAGCCACAATCATTACTATCTCCCTGATTATAGTATACCTCAGCTCTGGATAGGTAGGAGTACATTCTCTTAATGGTTTCCATGCTCACCTTCTCACCATTGGCTAACTGCTGAGCTCTAATCTTACCTACCTGAGTAGCACATTTATTCCCATTTCTCTCATTCAATGCTATCCCTCTCTGTGCATTCCTTCTCACTACAGATGGATAATCATTATAGCTCATCTCTTCTAGGTCTTGACCTTTGAG